CTACTAATTTTGAAGCAGATGAGCATTTCCTACAAGAAGATATTACAACTGTGGGAACAGTTACTGCCGGAAATGTAGATGCAATTCTACCTTCTAACTTAATATCTAGTTCATTACAATTTAATAATTTAACCTCTCCTTTTACCGGTTCATTTACCGGTTCTTTTGTAGGAGATGGATCTGGTTTAACCGGAGTAGAAGCTGATTCTGTAGCATTTGACGACATAACCGGCAAACCAACATTAGTATCAAGTTCTGCTCAAATAGATCATGATCAAACTACTAATTTTGAAGCAAATGAGCATTTTACTCAAGCTGATATAACAGAAGTAGGAATAGTAACAACCGGAAATGTAGATGCAATACTACCATCTAACTTAATATCTAGTTCATTACAATTTAATAATTTAACCTCTCCTTTTACCGGTTCATTTACCGGTTCTTTTGTAGGAGATGGATCTGGTTTAACCGGAGTAGGATCAGTAAATAGTATAGAAACAACTGCTCCACTAACAGGAGGACCGATTACAGAGACAGGTACAATTGGTATAACACAAGCAACAACTTCAACAGATGGGTACCTTTCTTCAACTGATTGGGATACTTTTAATGATAAAACAACTTGTACAGGAACTGTAACTAGTGTCACTAGCGGGGATGTTAACACTATTACTATTGGAGGTACTTCAACAGATCCAACAGTAGCAGCTAATACAGCAGCAATATTAGACGGAGGAACTAATTTAGCTACCGGTGATCAAATTTACGATCATGTTACAACCCGTATTAATGGATTAACAGATTGTATAGGGACTGTAACTAATGTCACTGCAGGGGATGGAATGACTCAAACCGGGACCAGTACAGATAACACAACTTTAAATGTTATTGGAGGAACAGCTATTACTGTTAATGCAGATAATATTGAAGTTACTGAAGCATGTAACACAGCCTGGAATGCAAAAACAGATTGTATAGGTACAGTAACAGGAACAGGTACCAGTAACCAAATTGCAACATGGAATACAACTTCAGAATTAGATGGAAGTTCTAATTTGACTTTTGATGGCAGTAATTTATACGTTGGCGGTACTTTAGAAATTAGTTCTAACAAAATATCCAACAATCTAAAACTTATCTCTACCGACACAACAACTGCAGGTGCTCCTGATCTTGTTCTATTTGCTGATGCAGCAACACAAGACGGAGATACTTTAGGTACTTTACTATTTCAAGGTAAAAATGGTATGTTTCCATTTTCTCCATCTCCTTTGAGTTATGTAGGTTTCTTTGCTCATATGGCTGACACAAGTAGTAACCATTCTATTTTAGCATTAACAATGCATAAAGGTAATGGATCAGGTGCTCAGAATACAGCAATGAATTTCTCTTTAATAGGAGCTGATAATTCAGCTGAAGGTGCATTACATATAAACCCTCCATCAGGTTATGATTTTCCAACACATAACTTAGAAGTAAATGGTACAACTAAGCTAGCAGGTAGTACAACAATTGGTATAAGCCATACAAATAACGGAACATATTCCTTTATAGGAGGAGGAGTTTGTAATACTGTAGAAAGTAAATACGACAGTATATTAGGAGGAGATTGTAACAGTATAATAAATACATTAACCGGGTATACAAATGTTGGTCGTAGCTCTATAATAGGAGGGTATAATAATGTAATAGACGGTACAAGAGGTCAGAATTTTATAGCAGGTGGTTATAATAACATAATATCTGGGTCGGTTTGCGGTTTTGATAATTATGCTAACGTTATTTTAGGACGTAGTAGTTTAATTGATGCTTGTGATAGAAATTCAATCACTGGAGGAGGAAGTAATATAATATCCGGATCTATTAGTAATTCAAATATTGCTGGCGGTGTTTCAAATTGTATCACCGGTGCGACTTCAACAGTAGGTGGTGGAGCAGGAAATAATGTTTTGAGTTCTCGTTCTGTTATTGCAGGAGGGTCAACAAATGTAATTACAAATAGTTATTCAACTATTGGAGGAGGTACTCTAAACACTATAGAAAGCACACGTTCAGGTATATTAGGCGGTACATCTAACTGTATTACACATTCTGATTCTTTTGCTATTGGATCAAACCTAACATCTTCAGCTGCTTGTACTACATTTATGAATAATCTAGATGTGGAAGGTATAGTATCAGGTTCAATATTTAGCGGTTCTTTCGTTGGAGATGGTTCAGGATTAACAGGCATTAGTGGAGGTGGTGGAACAATAGATGGTTCAGGTACGGCTAATTATATTACCAAATGGACTGATTCAGATACTATAACTGATTCTGTAATATTTGAAAATACAAATAAAATAGGTATTGGAACTGATGACCCGCAAGCTACTCTAGAAGTAGACGGTACTCTTAAAGCTACTACCGGTACTTTTGAGATAAGTAATGCCTTAACTCAATATGCAGGATTATTTTTAGACCAGCAAGATACAGGAGACATAACAACTACGTATAAAGCCGGTTCTGTTATAGCTACGATGGGTATAGATAACTCAGATAGTGATAAATTTAAAATTGCATCTGGCACAACCTTAGGTACTTCCGACAGATTCTCAATGTTACTCTCTACTGGTGCTACAACTTTTAACAATACCGTAACAGCTACTAACTTTATTCTATCTTCAGATGAAAGGTTAAAAGAAAATGTTTTGCCTCTAAATAATAGTACTATTAATGCTAAATGGAAGTCTTTTAATATTATTGGAGATGATAGTTATAGAACGGGTGTAATTGCTCAAGAATTAGAAATACAACATCCAGAATTCGTAGAAACGAATGATCAAGGATATAAATCAGTAAAGTATATAGATTTATTAATTGCTAAGATTGCTGAGTTAGAAAATAGAATTAAAGAATTAGAAAAATAATGGCAGTACCAAACACAAACGATTTTAAATTACAGGATGTGGTAGATGAAATAAATCCTACTACAGATGATTTAGTTGACTGTTTTGCTGATGCTGATTCTAATGAGTTTGATCCGTACTACGAAGGCAGTAAAGACCGATTATCAAATTTCAGGAACTACGGATTTAGTGAATTCGAAAGTAACCCTAATTGGGAGCTTAGTTGTATGTCTTTGAGCGGTAATACTAAAATAATTGATGTATTCGGTACCGGATTAGATAACAGCCCTGTAGGTTATGAAGATCGTCTACACTTCTCAAGTAACATTGGTGCATTTTTTAATTCTTCGGGAACTAAGTTAATGTTTGTAGGACTAAGAATAAATACTAATACAGGTATAGGTGATGATGAGTCTTATATAAATTTACTAGAATATAATTTATCAACTCCTTACGATATAGATACCATTACTTTCGCTAACCACGAGGAAATATCAACTTTAAATGGAGATGGACAAACTACTATACATGGTAGAGCTACAATATCAAAAGATAATACAAAAGTATACGTAACACTACACACAGATCCAGCACCAGCACCATATGCTTCCGGTCTAGCGTTAAGTACTGTAGTAGAAATAATACTTACAGGTGAATGTGAACTACCAGTTTCATATGTAAACGACACTTCTGACGCTCATAGTGACTCCTTGGGTGAGAAATACAAATACTTATTTAGAAGTAAGTTTTCTAATACGAAATACTTTGGTAACCAAACCACCCCTGCAGATACTATTTACTTCAAAGATACGCTCACTGATAGTTTTTCTGAAGCAATTACTAACTTTGGATCATTCACCTCGGCAGGCAGTATAAGAGAACATATAGTTGGTACAATAGGAGATAATGATCAATACATACTGGGTTACGACTTTTTTGCGCAAGATATTAAACAGTACCGTAAAATAAATAATTCCTTCGCACATGAAGACACTAGAGCTTTTACCTACGACTTTTCTGCACTCAACGGAGATGTTACAGTACCTCTACATAGCATTATCCAAAGCGATAAGCTGGATAAAATTGTATTTTTTTACCTACACTTTGAAACTAGCTTTCAACCTACCGCACAAAGCCTCTATAAGATACACTTAATAGAGTATAATACTAACTTCTTTAGCTGTGGATTAACATCTTTTACTGGTGGCCCGGTTTACAGTACTTCTACTCTTGCCTGTTCTAACAGCCACACTAGCAATACATATTACCACTATGGAACAGGAGCAATTCCTAACATAGGAGATAAAGTATATAATAGTCAAAATATTACAGATGTAATACAGAGTGGTAATATTAAGTATGGAAGTAACGATTACCTAACAATAAGCGGTGGAGTTGTTACAGCAAAAGATGTTTGCTCTCTAACTGCAGCCACAGGGTTTTACAGTAATTTAGGTACTGGATTTGGTGGTTCATTATATAATGTAACTGTACAACCAGACGGTAAAATATTAGTGGGAGGTCAATTTACAACACTTAACGGAAATACCAGAAATAGACTTGTTAGGTTAAATTCTGATGGGACAGAAGACACTAGTTTCTATACTAATTTAGGAGGTGGGTTTAATAATATTGTTCAGAGTATAGAAATACAATCTGATGGTAAAATATTAGTGGGAGGTTTTTTTGACAATTTTAATGGAAACACTAGAAACAGAGTAGTAAGATTAAATTCTAATGGAACTGAAGATACTAGTTTCTATACTAATTTAGGAACTGGATTTAGTAGTAACGTACATAACATAACTATACAAACAGACGGTAAAATATTAGTGGGAGGTTCATTTCGATCATTTAACGGAAATACTAGAAATAGCCTAGTAAGATTAAATTCTAATGGAACTGAAGATACTTCGTTTTGCAATAACTTAGGAACTGCATTTGATGGTAATACCGGACAACCAGGTTACAGTGGAATCACTGTTTACTCAATATATGTACAACCAGACGGTAAAATACTAGTGGGAGGTGCATTTAGTGCATATAACGGAAATATTAGAAATAGCCTAATAAGATTAAATTCTAATGGAACTGAAGATAATTCGTTTTACAGTAAATTAGGTTTTGGATTTAATGATTTAGTTAATTCAGTATATGTACAACCAGACGGTAAAATACTAGTGGGAGGTGATTTTTTTTACTATTTTAATGGAAACATTAGACAAGGCCTAGTAAGATTAAATTCTAATGGAACTGATGATACTTCGTTTTGCAGTAACTTAGGAACTGGATTTAATAATGATGAAGTTTTCTCAGTATATGTACAACCAGATGGTAAAATACTAGTGGGAGGTTCATTTACAGCACTTAACGGAAGTACTAGAAATAAACTAGTAAGATTAAATTCTAATGGAACAGAAGATACTTCGTTTTACAGTAACTTAGGTACTGGATTTGAAAGTACTTTCTCAACTATTCGCTCAGTATATGTACAATCTGATGGTAAAATTCTAGTAGGAGGTGCATTTATAACATTTAACGGAAATACTAGAAATAGACTTGTTAGATTAAATTCTGACGGAACAGAAAATAATTAATATAGTTATATTCAAATTAACAGAATAATTTATATAAATAGACTAAACAAAATACAGTTAGATATCTCAGTTGTCTATATAATTTAAATTTCTTATATTACTATACAATCTACATAAACATGACAGTTATATTTCACATTGAAGGAGGATTAGGTAAACATATAATGGCTACTGCACTCCTAAAAGTTATTAAAAAACATCACCCAAAAGATGAAATACATGTAGTTTGTGCATACCCGGATGTATTCAAACATAATCCTGCAGCTTTTCAAGTACATCAAAACGGACAGCATGGAGCTTTTTACAAAAATCATATAAAAGGTAGAGAAAGTAAAACTAAAATATACTTTGCCGATCCATACACCCAATCTGATTATATCCTAGAACAGGATCATTTATTTAATATATGGGCAAATCAATGGGGGATGAAATATGAAGGTGAAACACCTCAAATATACCTCACTAAATCAGAGATAGATTATTTTAAACCATTCTATCAAACTGAAAAACCAATACTGGCTATTCAACCAAATGGCGGTCCGGCTAATTTAGGATATAATTATTCCTGGACTAGAGATATACCGGAACCGGTCGTCTTAAAAGTAATAGAAGAATTTAAAGCTACTCATACTATAGTACATATAAAAAGAGAAGATCAAAAAAAATACCCGGATACATTACAAGCTTTGGATGGATTTCGAAGCATAGCAATTCTTCTACAGCTATCAGATAAGAGATTACTAATAGATTCTTTCGCACAGCATTTAGCAGCTACTTCTAATTTGTCATCTACAGTATGTTGGGTTACTACCAAACCAGAGGTATTTGGTTATGAAATGCATACTAATATTAAAGCAAATGATTTTACTCTTAAAGTAGATTTCCCTAATAATCTTTACCAGCCATTTGCATTATCTCAAGATATCACATCATGTCCTTACCAAAAATTAGAGGATATATTTGATGTAAATAAAATTATTAAATCATTAAAATAATGACTGACCCAGTTTGGACATATAATAGCCTTCCAGTATACACAATAGAAAATATGCCGGAAAATACATACGGATTTATCTACGAAGTAACTCACATACCTACAGGCAAAAAGTACATAGGTAAAAAAGTACTCTATTTTGAAAGAAATAAGAAATTAGGTAAACGAGAACTACAGGCTTTAAAGGAAGAGAGAAAAGCAAAAGGAATAGGAGGTAGAACACCACTGAAAAAGAAAGTAGTAACTGAATCGGACTGGAAAACCTATTACGGTTCTCAGAAAGAAATCCTTAAGCTAGTTAAAGAAGGAAAGGATGGAGATTTTAAAAGAACTATTCTCCAATACGTTCCTAGTAAAAAGCAACTTACCTATTATGAATGTAAATACCTATTTATAAAAGAGGTGTTAGAGAATCGTGACAATTATATAAACGATAATATACTCGGTAAATTTTACAGAAAAGATTTTTTTGATGATAAAAATTAAACAACTACTTACAACACCGTCTTTAGAATACCATATCAAGCATGGACTCTCATTACATGAGAATGTCTACCGTTATTCTAGCGATAGCTTTGTTAACTTATTTAATGAAGCAAGACAGGCTCTTAGAGACGGTCAAATAGAATTAAATTCACAAGACTTACATTTACTTTCTACCACAGATATTGGCGAGTATGGAGTGTACGAAGAAAAGAAAGTACCACTTGACCTTCCTATGGTAAATGAAGCGGAATACCAAGGTAAGGATGTCGATTTAAACAAACCTAAAAGAGGAGGTTCTAAGAAATTCTACGTATATGTTCGAGATCCAAAAACAAAGAATATAAAAAAGGTTAGTTTTGGAGCAAAAGACGGAGGTGGAAATCTTGCAGTAAAATTAAAAGATCCAAAAAGACGAAAAGCATTTGCAGATAGACATAACTGTAAAAACAAAAAAGATAAGACATCACCCGGATACTGGTCTTGTAGAGTTGGTAGATACTGGAAGTCATTAGGAGGTTCAAAGAATTATGGAGGATACTGGTAGACCATATCAAGAAGAAGGTGAGATAAGATACTTCAGTAGTACATTAACAGAAGATGATCTAGTATGGCATAAAGATAGAGAAGATAGAATAGTAGAGGTTCTAGAAAGTACAGATTGGCAGTTTCAATTCGACAATAATATCCCTCAGCAACTCAATTCTAGACTATTTATACCAAAGGAGACATATCATCGAATTATAAAAGGTACAGGAGATCTCAAAATTAAAGTAACTAAATTATGAAATTAGCAAATATATTATTAGAGGGTTGGAAGCCTCAAGTAAAAGTAATTAACGGAGAAAAAACTGTTAGTAAATTTACAGGGGAGTCTGATAATCTACAGGATTTTTTAAAAGCTATAGATAGATTACCAGATAGTATTGAGAGCATCAAAGTACCTATCAACACAGCATTACAAGTTACCGATAAGGATTTAAAAGTAATAACTCCATCTGGTGAATGGAAGCAAGAAGTAAAGCAGAGTGTAATTGACTTAGTTAACCAGTATGAACAGGAAGGACAGGCTGTAGATAAATTTAATTTAAATACATTCGGACTTATAACTAAACCAACCGATAAATTTTACATCCAACTTTGGACAAGTAAAAGCAGCGAATTCTCTAAGGCAATGTCGTCTGGGGAGTACGGATCGTTAGATTAATTAAAAAATGAAACTAACCAGAATTCTTATAGGAGAAATATTAGAATCTAACCCAGGCTTTGAAAGAGAGATAGACAAGCTTAAAGATAAAGGAGCCACATACATAGATTCAGGAGACTACGGTTCAGTTTACCTACTAAACGGAAAAGCTGTTAAAGTTACAACTGATGAAGTAGAATTAGAACATGCTGAAAAATTAAAAGGTAAGAAGACTAATAATTTCGTTTATATCTACGACGTAGAAGTTATTAACCCAAAATTAGGAATAATAACTATGGATATTATGGGAAAATTCAAAGGTGAAATACCAGAAGAATTCCTTCATAATCTTGAAAAAGAAGCTAAATCACTAGGAATAGATCCAGAAGAACTAGATATCAGACCAGATAACTTCATGGTACATCCAAAATCAGGTAATTTAAAAATGACTGATGTATAGTTGTTTTTATTAAGAATAGTTCATATATTAGTTTTTTAAAGACTAATAATGGAATATAATTTCTTACTAGGTTCACTAGAAAACATATTAGGTAAGAGTGGGAAAAGAGCTAGAGATAACTACGCTTTTACTTGTCCTTTCTGTAATCATCGAAAGCCGAAATTAGAAATTAATATGGCTACCAACGATGAAGGTAAGAATTTCTGGGAATGTTGGGTTTGTAAAACCCGAGGACAGTCTATATATTCATTACTCAAACAACTCAATATACCTAAAGGAGAGGCTCAAGAAGTACTCAAGTATATTAAAAAAGGTAAGAAATTCGAATACTCAAAAGAGGATATAGTAGAATTACCTAAAGAATTTCAACCCCTATACACAGCATCAACTACATCTATTATAGCTAATAAAGTTAGAAAATACTTATATGACAGAGGACTTAGCGACAATGATTTTATTAAATACAATATTGGATACACCACAAATGGAAACTACGGTGGACGAATCATTATTCCTAGTTATTCTGGATCCAATAGGCTCAACTATTTTGTTGGAAGAACTTACGAGGGAGCTTACTTTAAATATAAAAACCCGGAATCTTCTAAAGACATAGTATTCTTTGAGAACTTAATAAACTGGGATAAACCAATTATACTTTGTGAAGGAGCTTTCGATGCAATGGCAATCAAAAGGAATGCTGTTCCTATATTAGGAAAAAGCTTATCTCCTGCACTTATGAAAAGAATACTTACAGCACAATCAGAAGATATTTATGTAGCTTTAGATGAAGATGCATTAAAAGATGCATTACAGATAGCAGAAAATTTATTAAACCTAGGTAAAAGAGTCTTCCTAGTAGATTTAAAGAAAAAAGACCCTAGTGAGATGGGATTTAAAGCCTTTACTCAACTTATACAAACAGCAAAACAGTTAGACTTAACAGGACTAATGATGCACAAATTGAATTAACCTATGATAAGACAAGGTACAAATTTATTAAAAGAACACTCTAATAAAAGATTAGAATTTAAACCTGAATTAAAACAAGTAAATTTCTTAGACCGTAGAGTATATAAAAGAGATGAAGATGTGTATTACCCATCCGTAACATCTATACTACAATATATGCCTAAAAATAAATTTTTTGATAACTGGCTTAAAGATGTAGGACATAATGCTGATTTAATATTAGCAAAAGCAGGTAAAGAAGGTACTCAAGTACATGAAGCAGCAGAAGCATTAGTTAAAGGAGAAGAAGTAAGTTGGATAGATGATTACGGTAAAGCTAAATACTCTCAATTTGTATGGGAGATGATCTTAAAATTCCACGACTTCTGGACAACACATAAACCTGAATTAATTACAGCTGAAGAATTTACATACTCAGATAAACATAAGTATGCAGGTACAGCAGATTTAGTTGTGAGAATGGATGGTGAGATATGGCTTTTAGATTTAAAGACTTCTAATTCCCTACACAGAGCTTATGATATGCAATTAGCAGCGTATGCAAAATCAATAGAAGAAGCTAAAGGAATCAAAATTGATAGAACAGGGATAATTTGGTTAAAAGCATCGACAAGAACAAATTCAACTAAAAAAGGAGTATACCAAGGAAAAGGATGGCAGATTAAAGTTATAGATGAAATTGAAAAGAACTTTGATTTATTTATGACAGTTTATAAGTTGTATAAATTAGATAACCCGACCGTAAAACCTATCTATAAAGAATACCCTACTACCCTAAAGATTTGATAGGTAAAAATACATACCTATTTATTTTATATATAAGTTGCTTATTTAAGTAAGTATTCGTATATTTAGGTACAAAATAAATAAATCATGGGAGGAAACATCTTCAATTCAACTAATTCAATTAAAAGAGAACATATAAAACCAACTATGTTGGAGTTCTTAAAACAATTCAAACAAATATTTCCTAAAGCAGAACCATTCTTTAGAGAGATGAAAACACTAGGCTCGGTAGGAAAAAAAGACTATTCAGGAGATATTGACTTAGCTTTATCAGGAAAATCGTTTGATAACATAGAGGATTGGGGTTTAGATAAGGAGTATGTTACTAAATTATTCGATGGATTTAAGAAAAGAGCCAGAACATCTACAGATGATCAGTTAATGAAAAGAGCTGTAATAGTAGCTATAGCTCAAAAAATAGAATCATCAAATTCAGAGATACTAGTAGATATTAAAGGATCAGGATCCGGAGCTTTATTTTTAGCTTTTCCACAGTATGACGAAAACAACGAAACATTAGGAGATAATGTACAAATAGATATTAACGTTGGTGATGTAGATTGGTTAGAATTTGCTTACTACTCTTCTTCATATTCTGGTAATGTGAAAGGATTACATAGAACACAATTAATGCTTGCTATGTTCTCCAATAAAGGGTATACTTTTTCTCATAACTATGGTGTGAAAGATAAAGCTACTCAGGAAATAGTTGCTAAAAATCCTCAACAAGCAATAGACCTTTTAAATAAGGAATACGATATTAATTTAGACAGAGCATCAATATCTGATTACTTCCAACTTATAGAAGCATTAGAAAAAGGACTTTCACCAGACGATTTAAATGAAATACTTGATATCTACATAAAGATATTAGATAGGACCAGAGCTGATATACCTGAAGATTTACAGAGTTATTGGATTAATAATCAGAGTAGATTACAGCTTAAAGGTAAATTCCTTCCAGATAATTCAAATTTAACTAAATACAAAACAACCTAATATGTCAGGAGTAGCAGGAGGTAATAGAATACAAAAAGCAGATGTTCAAAAGACATTTGATAAATACGTAAAAGATATATTAGAAAAAATCCCTGGATTTAAAAAAGCATCTCTCTCAGGATCTGTTAAAGTAGGAGCGAAAGCTGATTATGGAGATTTAGATTTAGTTACTTGGTTTGAAGGTGATGATAAGAGAGAAGTCAAACAGAGAATAATTAAACTAGCAAAATCACAACCTGATAGTGTAATAGTTCCTTTTAAAAGTGAAAAATATGCAGGTAGGAAATATTATAATTCTGGAGAGATAATTACTGTGTTATTTCCAATAGTAGGGAAGCAAGATGAGTATATACAGGTAGATAATATAATATCGTTAACAGAAGAAGAACATGGATTTAAAAACAATTTCTTAGATCTACCAGCAGAAAAGCAAGGATTAATATTAGGATTAGCTAAAGTAATAACTCTAGAGGAAAACCCACAAAACATATTTAAAAGATTAAATATCTCAGACGTAACACCTTTAGGTGAGAATGAGGAATATGAATTTAATTTAAGTTCTGCTAAATTAACCCTTAGAAAAGTTAAATTAGACAACTTTAGAGAGGTAGCTCGTCAAGAATTATGGAGTACGACTAATTGGGGATTGATTAAACAATTATTTGTAAATTATAATATAGACGGTTCTTTTGAGGATCTGTTAAAAGATATCAAATCTAAATTAAAAAACCAGAGATCAAGAAATAGAATCAAAGGAATATTTAATAGCATGGTATCTGTTAAATCAGGAGAAGTAGGTACTGCTAAAGGAGCAGGAAAAGAGAAAGCGTTAAATGCTGTCAATTCACTACTAGAACAAGAACAAGGAGAAGTAGTTTCTCTATATGGAGGAGGATTTAAACCCCCTCATAAAGCACATTTTAATAACGCAAAATTCTTAGCTGATAAATCAGATAAATTAGTTATTTTTATAGGTCCAAAAATAAGAGAAGGAATTAGAATATCAGCTGATCAATCTAAAGCAATTTGGGAAATATACAGAAAGTATATAAATATTCCTGTAGAATTAGTAATTTCAAAAGTGACTCCTATCAGAGATATTTACGAATTTGCTGACAACAATGCTGAATTATACAGCAAGATTATTACAGGTGCTCTTCCTGAAGAAATGAAAAGATTTGCTTATTTTGTAAAAAATAAAGATAACTACCCTAATTTAGAAATACAAGAATTACCTAGAATAGGAGATGAGGATAACAAATTTTCTGCTACTTCGATAAGGAATTCTATGAACTATCTTAGAAAAGGAGAGTGGATTCCTAAAGAAATTTCTAATGAAGATAGGAAGACAATAGTAGGATTAGCTATGCAGAATAGTCCTAGTGAAAAGGAAATACAAATGCAAGAAGCCTTAGAACAAACATTAGATGAGTTATTCACTTCAGAAAACGAAACCGAAAAACAAAATAAAAACGAAGGATCTTCCGGTACTGCAATAGCACCTCAAGGAGCGATAAGATCTGATGATAGAGCAAAATTAGTAGGAGTATACGGAAGGATAAAAAATGTAATAGGAGACAACTACTATGACATCCAGTTTAATGGAGATCATATAATTGTTAAAAATAAAGAAGAAGGAAAACAAAATTCTTTTGATTATACACCTTATATGGCATCTATATTAGAGTATATGATTGATGAGGGTATGAAAATACTACCGTTACCTGAAGTCAAAATTAAACGAGATTTAGTAGAGTCTAGTAACTTTTTTGGTAAAACAGCGTACTATGATCCAAACAATAAAGAAGTCGTATTATATGTTGAAGGTAGGCATCCTAAAGATGTAATGAGATCATTCACACATGAAATGATTCACCATAAACAAAACCTAGAAGGTAGATTAGGGAATATAGCCACTACAAATACCAATGAGGATAACAACTTAATGGAGATAGAAAAAGAAGCTTATTTAGAAGGTAATATGACTTTCCGTAATTGGGAAGATTCACAAAAAAATGTTGGTAGTTAGGGTAAATTTTCTTATATTTAGGTATAAATAAAAAGGTTATGGACTTAAGTAAGGTAAAGAAAATAGTAGAAGAAATACTACCTAAAGTAGTTGACAAGTACGGTTTTAGTAAATTTGCGGAATGTACACCTTATGTGGAATACGAAAGAATGACACACGGAGATACACCTCATGCAGAGTATGATAATATAACTAATAGTATAATTATCTACTACCCTAAAATGAGAAGTAAGAAGCAAATAATACAGACTTTAATCCATGAGTATCAACACTACCTCCAGTCACCATCATGGATGACTAGGTATTATAGAATGGGTTATAGGTATGATAACCACCCTTACGAGATAGCGGCATACAACGAAGAAGTAAACTGGAATAAGATATGAATAAGAGTATAGTAGATTTATTAGAAGCCTATCCGATACCGGAACAAAAAGAGAAACCGCCATATAAGTTATACTGTGATATGGATGGAGTATTGACAGATTTTCAAAGAAGATTTGAACACTACTCAGGAATGCAACCTAAAGAGTATGAGGATAAGTACGGAATAGCAGGTTTTTGGAATTTAATAGATGTTGAAGTAGGTATTGAATTTTGGGCTAAAATGCCATGGATGCTAGAGGGAGAAAAATTATGGAATTTTATATCTCCATATAATCCAGATTTATTAACATCACCTTCTAAAGATAATAACTCTAGATTAGGTAAGAATACATGGGTTAAAGATCATTTAAATCCTCCACCTAAAACTATATTTGCTTACTCTAAAGATAAGCAGAGGTACGCTAATCCTAATGCAATCCTTATTGATGATAAGAAGTCTAACATACAGGAGTGGGCAGCAAAAGGAGGAATAGCAATTAGATGTAAAGATGGTAATGTAGATTACGTAATAGAGGAATTAAAAAAGTTAGGTTATGAGTAATGAATCACTATTAAAGAAGGAATTCAAACATGCAGATGTACAGAGAGTTAGGAACTTAGTAAATAAGGATTTCACCTCTAAAACAAAAGCTCAAACAGGATATAGGAAGGTAACTGGAAGATATAAAGAAGGAGATGTCTGGGAGGAAAATGGAAAGCAGTGGACGATAAAAGACGGTATTAAACAAAATGTCACTAAATTAGATGCCGCTAAAAAAGCAGTAAGGATACCTTTAAGATGTCCAAACTGCGGAGGACCTATGAAACACCATCTAGCTCAGAAGATGTATAAAATACACGGTTTTTGTTTCGACCCGTGTACTGTAGAGATGGAAGCAGATTTAAGAAAAGCTGGTTTATACGAAAAGTATGAAAAACGAATGATGCAAGGTAGCATGACAGCTTTTGCTACAGATATAGAACAATGGGTTTTAGATGCTGTAAATTCGCAAAATACCTTTGTAACAGAACAAGGAGATATAGAAGATTGGAAATCTAACTCTTCTGAGAAGAAGAAGCTTGCTGCTAACATAAAACAATACCTTACACATTTATCAGAACACGTAAAATAGAACTATTTATTAGTAAAACTATTTTAGAATGACTCAAAAGCAGATTTTAGAGACTGTATTAACGGAATTATCTTCTATTAAAAAACAGATGCCTAATGGTGAGCTCAAGCAAATGCAGAGGGATATGGAGAAAGCTACACAAGATCTATCTGATTTGAAATTTACTTTACTAAACCCAGATAATGGAGTTATAGTAAATACAAATAAAAATACAGATTTTAGAAAGAGCCTTCAGGCAGAAGAAAAAGAATTTCAATCTAAATTAATGGAATTAGAATCTCTAAAGTCATGGAAGAATGGTGTAGCAAAAGCACTGTGGATTATCTTTGCAACTTTAGCAGGATTAATAATTAGAGCTTTATCGCAAATTGCAGGTTCATAGTATGAAAAAAAGTGAACTAATAAATATAGTAAGAGAGGTTATCGACGAGAAAAAGAAAAGACCGGGTCTTTGGGCGAATATTAACGCTAAGAGAAAAAGAGGTGAAAAACCTTCACATGGAAACTCTAATGCCCATAAAGCAGCAGTAGCAGCAGGGAAGAAGATTAAAAAAGAAGCAGCTACTATCGCAGATAAACTAACAGTACTTAGTGTAATAGACGGTAATAGAAACATAGATAATGAACATCTACAAAAATTATTTGCAGATTCAATAGGTACATTTTACATATATACAAATGAAGAAGGAGAGTATGAAAATACTAAAAAGATTAGCAAACAAGATGCTTATAAGTATGTCGAGTATTATAATGCAAGACTAAAAGGAAATACAGATAAAGAAGAGAAACTAGGAGGTAAATTAGGAGTTCTTGGTATTGAATCCGAACTACAATTTAAAGTTGGTGAATTAACACCTGACTCTTCGGTATTTTCTACTAATGAGGGAGATCATAAACCAATGAATCCAGGTATACTAAAAGATAGGTTAGGTAAACTATCCTGTAGTAAAGTAAGAACAGCGAAAGGAAAACTAAAAGATAAGGGCACTACCTATGCTAAAGCTCTACAAAGGTACTTAAATTACCATTGTCAGTAAATATACATCATTACAATCTATTTATAATTAAGAAGAAAAACATATTCCATGATGACATATCAAGAAATCAAAGACCGTTTAACAAAATGTGAAGTAGCATTAACTCAGATTAGAGACGGAAATTACAATTCTGTATCAACACCGGATTTAGAAAAAGCTAAAGAAAAATTAGAGTTAATAAGAGAATCTCTAACTGAAAAATTAAGATTATTAAAAGAAGAAGATATGGGTGATGACGGGTATGTTGCAACAGATGATGAAGGTAAAGCAGAAGATTTAGCTAAAAAAGGAGTTAAAGTAAAATTAACTAATGAACAAGAAGGTATAGAATTTTCTGCTCAAGAGATGAAAGTAATTGCTAAAAAAGTAGGAGAAAGCTTAATCAAAGCATTAAGAGCAGCTGGTGATGAGATAGACACTATAAAAGCTCATGATTTCGATATAAATACTTTTGAAGTATATGTTAGATATAAGAATGATTTCGAAGATGAGTTTGTATTCGATGTAAGGGATGATAAATTACATCTAGTCGATTTTTCTTTTGATAAAGAGTTAGTTGATGTAGGAATTAAACCTTCAGGTGAAGCTATATTAAATGTAGATGTCTTAGCTAATGAGTTAACAAAGCATTTCAAAGCACTGAATGAACAAGAATATTCAAAAGATATAGAGGTAGGAGCAGACGAGTATGAAGAGTACGAAAAACTGAAACAAGATCTAAACAAACCTAAAGAAGCAAAAAAACAGGTTAACGAAGAAGATACACCTATCCAGAAGTACCTTAGGTTATTTGATATGTACAAAAAAGCTCCTAGTCATGATCAAGACAGATTAAGACCACAGTTACTTAAAGCTGCAAAAAAAATAGGTATAAAATTAGATTTAGGCGGTATCTCCGAAGCACCGGAAGGAATGTTCTATATTACAGTATCAATTAGAGATGCTAGGAAAGCAATAAATATATTAGACGACAGGTACAGAAAAGAAGTAACCTTTAATGGTTCAAACTCATATTACTTCAACTCAGAACAAACAGCATACGATGCATTAGAGGATTTCGGAGCTAACGATGTAGAAGTAGAAGATACTAACTTAGACTTATTTGCAGAGAATAATGAAGGAGTAAATAACGAAAAAGAAATCGTTGGACAGGAACTAGTCGACTACATAATGAAGAATTGGGATTGGTCAGAAGAAAAGACACTACAATTCCTTGCTGACAAACTCGGAAATAGACAAGCAGTAGATGAAACAGAAACTCCAGAAGGAGGACATGATCAAGGTGGAGATTTAGATGTAGGACATCAAGACGATGAACCAAATATGCTAAAAAAAGATCTTTACGACATCGCTACCTACGCAGCTAAGCTGTATAAACAATTAGATAAGTACGATAAGGTTGATGGAGAAGTAGATTTCCCACATTGGTGGCAAAAGAAAGTTACTTTAGCTAGACAATACATATCTTCAGCACAGCATTACTTAGAAGCAGAAGAAAAGCAACCTATGATAGATGCTCTAGCTCTTCAAGAAGGAAAGCAGACAGAAGCAGAACTAAAAGATAAGTGGAGAGAGTGGAATAAAAAGCACCCTAAAGATCAAATAGACTGGAATGAATATAGGGAAGAGCATGAAGATGAACTTATAAAAGAAGCTAACATAAATCCAGAAGTAACAAAATTAGTTAATAGATTTATAGGAGGATTAGCAAAAAGATACGACTACGATACACAATCAGCAGTTAATGCAATAATGATGGTACTAAGAAGTCAAAGTTGGGAAGGAATTAATGAAGACCATTCTAAAGACCCTAACGATAAATATATAGTACGTCCATGTAAGAATAAAAAGGAACCTTGGGCTGTATGGAAAGGAGAAAAGAGAGTTAAAGGATTTGCTGAAAAGAAAGATGCTAAAGCATTTGCAGATAAAAAAAATAAAAATGAAGTATTAAAAGAATATACAGATAATAGCTTTAAAGGATCAAAACTAATAGATGATGCTAATAGAAGAGAGCCAGATATGTTCGGTAAACAAGTATTTGCAGACCTACTACCTAAAGGAGTAGCTAGTGAAAACGATGCTTTCGAAGCATTAAAAGCACACGATAAGAGTCCTATTAAAGCTAGAATGGGTCAATATGCACCAATGTTTGTTCACGTTCAATATCACAATCTAGAACACGAAGGTGAAGAATACCAAATACATCAAACACAGTACTACAATAGTAACTTCAAAGACAAAGATCCAAGCTTTAACCCTAAAGTATCTAAAATTACTTTATTTAAAGATCCAGAAGGAGAAGATACTAATTTAGGTACTATACTTGTTAAAACAGACGAATACGTACAGGATTTAAGAAATCTACCTGGATTAGGGAAAAGAGTTAGCGAGGTAGTAAAAGAACAAAAAGCTACTTGTTGCGGTAAATGCGGTAGAGTTCACGTTAAAGGTACTAAATGCAAAAGACCTTTCCTAACTGGAAAAGATCACTGCAGAAATAACTAGAATATTATGAAAGTAAAAGAATTAAAAAAGCTTATTGAAGAAGCATATATACAAGTATTAAGAGAATCTGAGGAACCTAAACCTGAAGATCCAATCGGAGATGAAGAAGCAGGACCGGAGACAGTATTAGAAGATGCTACTGAAACAATGCTTGAAAAATTTCCAACATTAAAAGCCACTCTTATCAAATTAATGACAAGAGACTTTAATGAATTTGTAGATACAATTGATTGGGTATCACCTAAACCTACCACATTCAGAATCAATTTAGTTAATGGACAAGATTTTACTATGAAGTGGTCGGGTAAGAATTTTCAAGCTAAGATTCAAGGTAAGAAATACTTCTTAGGACAACTAGATGAGTTCCAACAAGCATTAGATAAATTAGCTTTACTTTATCAAGAAGCACCTTTAAAGGGAGCAGGTGAAGAAGGAGAACCAGGAGCTGGAGGTGGAGAAGCAGACTTCGGTTCCGGAGGCGGTGGAGGTGATTTCCCTGGAGGTGAAGGCGGTGAAGAAGCTGCATTTGATGATACAGGATCACCAGCAGGAGGAGAAGAAGGAGGTGGAGAAGATCTTGGAGGAGAAGAAATAGATTTTGAAGCAGGAGCAGAACCAGAAGCATAATGGATATACTAGGTAAAGTTATACAGGAATGGTCACATAAGACTGACAAAGGATACCCTGATATAAATTCAGAAGAGGATATGAAACTATTTGAGTCTATGTTTGGATTCAGATTAAATAAAAAGGTTATGGAAGAAGAAGATAAACAGGAGAAAGTATCTGTAGAGGATATTAAAAAACTTATCGATAGTAATAAAGATAATTCACGGTTAATGGATAGGATATATAGGACATTGATTGCTTCTAATCATATTATTGCTGTAAAAGATAAATTCAATCAAGCAGGAATTACTAAAGATACTTTTGATAATAGGAATATACAGGACGAACTTATTAATATATTACAAAAAGGTAATCAAAGTGACATACAGACATTTTTAAATATTATAAGCAACTCCAAATTACCAGAAAAAGGAAATTTAGCAGATATACTATCAATTTTACCCAAAGACAAAATTAATAAAATAGCAAACCTTACAGGAGCTAAATCTAGTACAGCTATGGGAAAAGGAGAAGTACTCTTTCCTATACTATTCTCTGATGTAACTTTAAGATTAGATGGAAAAGGAGACTTTACTATCAATAATAAACCGGCAGAATTGAAAGCAAACCTAGCAAGACTCTCAGGAGAAAGAACCGACGTACGGTATATACCGGTTAATGATGGAGTTCCAACTACCTGGACAAAAAGCCTACAGGGTGATGTAATAGCAGGTAAACAAAATAATACTTTAGATCAAGTAATTGTAAATATAAATAACTTTATTAAATCTAATTATAAAAATACTTCTCTAAGAATAGACGATAAAACTATCGAGAATCCAGTCAAATTTATGGCAAACGCAGCTATAGACAGTTATATAAAAGATAAAGGAATAGGTACTTATATTTTATTTAACAATAAGAATTTAGACTTTAAATCATTCGAACCTGCAACTAAAATAATTGATGCGATAAATGCAGGAGAAATATCTTTTGCAGCGAAAACACACCCTCAATTAACCGGCTTTACAGTTTAGGTACATTAAACAAATTAAGTTATGGCACAAGATATAAAAAAAATAATAGCACAGGAGTATATTAAATGTGCTAAAGATCCGGCATACTTCATGAAGAAGTATTGCTACATACAACACCCAACAAGAGGTAGAATACTATTTAACCTCTACCCTTTCCAATCAGAAGTATTACATTTATTTAAAGACAATCAATACATTATAACATTAAAGTCAAGACAGTTAGGTATCTCTACTCTAGCTGCTGCTTATAGTTTATGGTTGATGTTATTTCATAAAGATAAGAACGTTCTTGCTTTAGCGACAACTCAAGCTACAGCACGTAACTTAGTTTCTAAAACTATGTTTATGTACGATCAACTACCTAAATGGTTGAAATTACCTGCAGTAGAAAAAAATAAACTATCTTTAAGACTTAAAAACGGATCAAAGATAACAGCAAAATCATCTAATGCAGATGCTGCTCGTTCGGAAGCGGTATCGTTACTATTAATTGATGAGGCAGCGTTTATCGATAACATAGAAGAGACCTTTGCAGCAGCACAACAAACACTAGCAACAGGTGGTCAGTGTATGGCTTTATCAACTCCTAACGGAATTGGTAACTGGTTTCATCAGACATGGGATAAAGCAGAAACAGGAGAAAATTCTTTTCTACCGGTAAAATTACCTTGGACAGTACATCCGGAGAGAAAACAAGATTGGAGAGATCAACAGGATAAAGACCTAGGACCAAGGATGGCAGGTCAGGAATGTGACTGTGACTTCTTAGCATCAGGTGATACAGTATTTGAACCAGACGATCTAACATTCTATGAACAAACCTACCAGAAAGATCCTATGGAAAAAAGAGGAGTAGACGGTAATTTATGGATATGGGAACAACCTGACTATACTAAATCATATATGGTTGTATCCGATGTAGCTCGAGGAGATTCTAAGGATTACTCTGCATTTCATGTATTCGATATAGAATCAGCAACTCAAGTAGCTGAATATAAAGGTAAGGTATCTCCTAAGGATCTAGGTAATATACTAGTTGCAATAGCATCAGAATACAATGATGCATTACTTGTTGTAGAAAATGCAAACATAGGATGGGCTACTATTGAACAGGTGATGGAAAGGGAATACCGTAATTTATATTATAGTCCTAAAAGTCAAATGGACACTGTAGAATCCTATATGGGTAAATACGAAAGAGATCAACTAGTACCAGGATTTACAATGTCTATGAAAACTCGTCCTCTTGTATTAGCAAAGATGATGGAGTATATACGTGAGAAATCTGTTACAATACAGTCTAAGCGATTGATGGCTGAGATGAGAGTATTTGTATGGAAGAACGGTAAAGCACAAGCACAGACAAATTATAACGATGATTTAATAATGTCTTTCGCAACAGCACTATATGTTCGAGATACAGCTTTAAGATTAAGACAGCAGGGTATGGACTTAGCTAGAGCACAACTTTCCTCTTTCACAAACCTAAATGCTAGGAACCAATCCATCATATCTTCAGTAGGTTCCCAAGCAAATAATCCGTATATTGTTAAGACGGATCATGGAAATGAAGATATTTCTTGGATAATAGGATAAACGATATTTATAAATAAACTAGATAAATGGCAGATACTTCACTCTTTAAACGATTAGGTAGATTATTTTCTTCTGACGTAGTGATTAGAAACGTAGGTGGTGATCAACTAAAAGTCGCGGATGTAAATCAAATACAAACTACCGGTAGGTATGAAACTAATTCTCTAGTAGACAGGTTTTCAAGATTATATATTTACAACAACAAGAATATATTTAACCCAAATTTAAATTATCAAACACTTCGTATACAGTTATATTCTGATTATGAAGCAATGGATACAGATCCATTAATAGCATCGACACTGGATATATTAGCAGATGAAGCTACATTAAAGAGTGATATGGGAGAAGTACTTTCAATCAAATCCTCTGACGAAAATATACAAAAAGTACTTTATAATTTATTTTACGATGTTCTTAACATAGAATTCAATTTATGGTCTTGGACACGTAATATGTGTAAATACGGTGATTTTTTCCTTAAATTAGAGATAGCAGAGGAGTTTGGAGTATATAACGTACTACCGTATACTGTCTACCATATGACAAGACAAGAAGGGCAAGACCCGGAAAATCCTGCTAAAGTTACTTTTCAATTAGATCCTGATGGTTTAGCATCATCACAAGATCCTAACTACAGACCTAAGAGTAACGACAAGGTGGTCGAATTTGATAACTACGAAGTTGCTCACTTTAGATTAATATCAGACACTAACTACCTACCTTATGGCCGTTCTTTTATAGAACCAGCAAGAAAAATATTTAAACAGTTAACTTTAATGGAAGATGCGATGTTAATTCACCGTATTATGAGAGCTCCAGAAAAGAGAACATTCTACGTTAATGTAGGACAGATACCGCCGAATGAAGTTGAGCAGTTTATGCAGAAGACTATCAACGGTATGAAAAAAACTCCATACGTTGACCCTAATACAGGAGATTACAACCTTAGATTTAATATGATGAATATGATGGAAGACTTCTACCTACCGGTAAGAGGCGGAGATACATCAACTAAGATTGAGACTACTAAGGGATTAGAGTACGACGGAACAAATGACATTGAATACCTTAGAGATAAGATGTTTGCTGCATTAAAGGTACCTAAAGCGTATTTTGGGTATGAAAAAGATCTTTCAGGTAAAGCAACTTTAGCAGCAGAAGATATAAGATTTGCTAGAACAGTAGAAAGAATACAGAGAATATTAGAATCTGAGCTTACTAAAATTGCACTAGTACATTTATACGTTCAAGGGTTTAAAGGAGAGTCATTAACTAATTTTGAAATTAAGTTAACTAATCCTTCTATCATTTTTGAACAAGAAAAAATAGCTTTGTTAAAAGAAAAAGTAGATTTAGCATCACAGATGTTAGATACTAAATTATTCCCAACAGACTACGTTTACGACCATATCTTCAATATATCAGAAGATAAGTATATGGAGATGAGAGACCTAGTTACGGAGGATTATAAACGATTATTTAGAATTACTCAAATAGAAAATGAAGGGAATGATCCTGCAAAATCAGGTAAATCTTACGGTACACCTCATGATTTAGCATCTCTCTACGGTAGAAGAAAAGGAGAAGATAAAGGTACATCCTTTGGAGAAGTACCTGCAGGATATGAAGATGAAGTAGAAGGTATAGGAGAAATAGGTCCTGAAGGAGGTCGTCCTAGAACACATGCTTCACACTACGGAACTAACTCAGGCTTAGGAGGCAGAGATCCACTAGGGAAACAAGGAATGAAAGGAGGATACGATTCAGACAATGAAAACGTAAATGAGAATGAAAATAAAGAGAAAGTAGATAATACCCTTGCAAAGTCTCTTTTTTATAAAAATAAAAGCATGTTTACAGATAAGAAGCAAATAATTTTTGAGAATAAAGAAGAAGAAGAGGATAAGTTACTGGATGAATCACAAATCCAAGATTTAGATAATTAATTACTATTTATAACAGTAAGGGGTACCAAAAGTACTGCAAAACTACAAGATAATGCGCATCAAACACAGTAAGTATAAAAATACCGGGCTCATATTTGAACTATTAGTTAAGCAAATCGCTGCTGATACACTAAGCAAAAAAGACTCTCCAGCCGTAACTATTCTTAAAAAGAATTTTACAGGTAAAACAGCTTTAGTTCGTGAATTTAAATTATATGAGTTTATCTTAAAAAATAAATCTGTCCCACAATCCAAAGCAGAATCAATAGTATCTACAATAATTGAAGTCTCTAGAGGAATGGATAGAAACATTTTAAAGAAACAAAGGTATAACCTTATCAAAGATATAAAAGAGAGTTATAACTTAGAAGAGTTTTTCTCAATAAGTATAAATGACTACAAACCATTAGCCGCTCTATACTGTTTAATGGAAGCTCACAAAGTAACTGATGTAGTAGATCCTAATTTTTTAGTTGACAATAAAACAACTATTTTAGAACACCTTACAAAAGAGCAGCAAAATAAAGCACAAGTAAGAGATACGTTAATTGAAGAGTATTCAAAATATGACAAAGACTTAAAACTTCTTACCTTCAAAATTCTACTCGAAAAATTTAACAATAAATACGACTCTCTTCTCCCAGAACAGAAAAATGTACTAAAAGAATTTATAACATCAGTTGACTCTTCTAATAGATTACGTACAATAGTTAATAAAGAATTTCACAAATTAAAAGAAGAAATTCTTAAATTAAAAGAGAGTATAGGAGATGAGATTGTAGCAATTAAATTACAGGAAGTTGTAAAAACTATTGAACCAGTTTCTAAATTGAAAAAAGTAACTGATGATCATCTTGTAAATATAATGCAATATTACGAATTAGTTCAAGAATTAAAAGAACTATGAAAATAAGTCAATTAAGAGAACTTATTAAAGAAGTACTTCATGAAATAAATGAAGTTAGTACAACAGGAACTGGTGCTAGTTTTACACCGGGTACAGGAGCGCAATATGCTACTCCTAATGCTTTTTCTAAAAGTAAGAAAAAAAATAGTGCTACTAAATACGCAGAAAAACTTGGGTATAAAGTAGCAAAGAATAAAAAGAGACCGTATAATACAAAAATGTTCGACTACTTAGATGAAGACACTACAGGAAAAATATAATGCAATTTTAGAGGGAAAGTTCTCTAAAGCACAGTTTGTTAGGGACGCTCGTATGGAGTTACCTAACCTAATTACTCAATTCAACGGATTTGAAGACACTACTACTATTTTAAAAAATAGAGGAATGATATTTGAAGCTAAGAAAGTAGAGGTAAAAGAGTATGATAAACCAGCACCAGGTTACTCTATCGAAACATTAGAAAGAGCAGTTGACTATGAAATTGAAGGAATGGGATTACAATCTCAAGAAACAGTATCAGAAGAAGACTACGCAAAAGCTAAAGCAAAAGCAGAAAAAAACTTAGATAAAGATCCAAACCACTACCTTCACCTCCTTTCAGGAGACTCAAAGAAAGTTGATAAACATGACAAATATGTTGAGGTTAAGAAAAATAACCACGTTGATACTTTTAATGGAATGAAAAAAGCAGAACTAAAGGAAGGTGTTGTTGAAAAAGCAATGAGTAAAGGATACACCAGAGAACAAGTAGAAGAAGCTTTAGCAAGATTAAAAGAAAAGAAAGGAAAAGATCTAGACGGAGATGGAGACATCGATGGAGATGATTATATGGCTGCTAAAGACCAGGCTATCAAAAAAGCTATGGGTAAAAAAGTAGACGAAATTGGAATGTTTCATGACCCAATTGGATACGACAGTAATGCAGCAGCAGAAGATAAAAGAGCATTAGAGTTTATTAAATCTTTAATTGAAAAAGGTGTAGATAAAGATTCAGCTATTGAAAAAGCAGGAGAAAAATTTAGACTTAGAACTAGCTACTTGCAGAAGAAAATGAGTAGGGATCCTAGAGAAGAGCAATTAAAAGAAGGAGAGAATAACTTCAAAGAAGGAGATAAAGTATCTGTTTTTATGAGAGGTACTAAAGCCGATGGACCAGAAGAGGTAACGATAGTTGCTATGGATCCATCTGGAGTTGCTATAGTTAAAAATGCAGAAGGACGAGAAGATGAGGTATTTACTAAGGATATGCAACCTGTTCAAGAAATAAACGAAGGTAGAAGAAAGAAAACTCAAGGAGGTAAAATAGTTACTGAAAACGATTATGAAACAGGAGGGTACGTAGAATCTATGGGACCAATGTTTGATAAAGCAGTAAGTGGATTAGTAGCAGCTTTTACAGACTGGAAAGAAGGTCCTATGACAGAACCAGGAATGATACCTCATGCTAAAAAAGATGTAGTAACATATATTGATAACCAACTAGAACAATCCCTTACAGAAGACCACTCAGATAATCCAAACGATAAATATGTAGTTCGTCCTTGTAAAAACAAGAAAGAGCCTTGGGCTGTTTGGGAAGGTGAAACAAGAGTAAAAGGGTTTGCTACAAAAGAAGAAGCTAAAGCATTTGCAGATAATAAAAATAAAGAGCAAGGATTAAACGAAGCTCAATTAAAAGAAGCTTTTAAGGGGATTATAACTAACATACTTAAAGAAGAAGTAATAACAGAAGCAGCTACAGGTAATCTAGCTAATATAGCAGATACGTATAATGATTTCGAAGGAATGCAATCAGCAGTTAATGCATTAGAGAACATTGTAACAGATGTAGAATCTTACTATGCTAAGACAAAAGAAAAGATTCAAAAAGTATATGATAGCTTCAATAACATTAAAAACCCAGAAGGGATAGTAATGGGAGCTCTTATCGGACCTGCTATTGAAAGCGCATTTAAAAAAGACCTAATACCAGTTGCATCTAAAGGATTTACAGAAGGATTAAAATTACCTCAAGTTAAGATGTTAAAACCAGGTGATGTACAGGAGGAAGAGTTAGAAGAAAAAGCAACAGTATTTACTCCTATCAATGAAACAAGAAAGAGAAAATACACTAAAAGTAAAAAATAAGATGAATAACTTATTAGTAGATATAACATCCTTTAAACCAGTAATACGAGAGTCGAAAGAAAGACCGGGGGTATTCGAGGTAGAAGGTATACTTCAAAGAGCAGGAGCTAAAAACCAGAATGGTCGAGTATACGATAAGACATTACTTGAAAGAGAAACTAAGAAGTATATAGAGGAATTCGTAAAGGTGGGTAACGCCTTTGGGGAATTAGATCATCCTGAATCTGCTGTTGTCTCTCTAAAGAACGCATCACACGTAATAAAAGAACTATGGTGGAAAGGAGATGACCTTATGGGACGTATAGAACTACTAAATACACCTGCAGGTAATATTGTAAAGGAGATATGTAAAGCAGGTCATACAATAGGGATTTCATCAAGAGGAACAGGCTCAGTACAGCAAACAAACGAAGGAACATTAGAAGTACAACCTGATTTTGAATTAGTATGTTGGGACTTTGTATCTAATCCATCTACACATGGTGCATTCATGAATCCTGTTAGTTTAAATGAAGGAAAGCAACAAACAAATAAATACGGAAAATTAAATACAATCATAAACGATATATTAAGAGCATAAGAAATGAACAACAATTTTAATTTAAGAAGATTCTTAACAGAGAACAAACTCACAAATAACAGTAAGCAGATAAAAGAAGGGAACGTACCAAACGACATTGTATGGACAGATGAAGAGGAAGATACTGGCAGTCACGGCACATTCAATCAATTGGATTTAGATGCATCTGAATTAGATTATTACGAAGTAGAGGTGTTAGGGTATAGTACTAGTACAGGAAAAGCATACTATGGACAAACTTCTGGAGAGTATGGAGAGGTTGACTATGATAACATAGATGGAATAAAAGAAATGAATCCAAGAGAGACAGAAAATTATATAGCAAGTCTTAAAAAATACGATCCAGAACACTATAATAAATTCACAGGTAATAGTAGTCAAGTAGATGAAGAGAGTGGAGGTACATTCTTTAAAGCAACAGTAAACTTGGCAGATAAACCTGGTGTAGATTATGGGTATACCTTACATGCACAAGATGAAGAAAGTGCTAAAGCAGAATTAGCTAGCAAATTACAAGGTCAGGAGTACCAAATTAAAGACTTAAAAGGACCTTTTACTCCTCAACCTAAACAAGGAGAAATTTCATCTAAAGTTGATAAATCATCAATTGAAATAGATGGAGTAGATTCAACAGACTATCCAGATTTTGTTGATGCTTTTATATCAGCAGCTAATTTTGAGGATGGAACACCTTTAACAGATGATGAATTAGATCAATTAGGAGATGAGATGTCAGATGAGATTCATCAAATGGCTTACGATAGTTTAATGGAAGGATTAAGTGAAAGAGAAAAGACACTAAAAGAAGAAGTATTGAAAGCTTTAAAATAATTCCTCGGACGCTACCGACGGACTTAAGCCCCTCTTAGAATTTTATTCTAAGACCAACCCTTACAGAAATGTAGGGGTTTTTTTGTTTTTGTAAATAGTATATATTTATATACAAATATACAGTTCCTTATACTGTATTACTTATTAGAAAAACTTCACATTACGGTTATAATAATCGTACGAAATTAACAAACTATTATTAAAATGGCAAACAAAGATTTATTCAAGCAAGCTATTGCTGAAGCAAAATCTGTCCGTGAAGCCGCTATTGCTAACGCTAAAGAAGCTTTAGAAGAGACTTTAACTCCTCATCTAAAAGATATGTTAGCTGCTAAACTTCAAGAAATGGAAGACGTTTCTGAAGAAGAAGTAGTTGATGAAGCACAAGGTAATATCGATGCAAACGGAGAGAATCCATCTGACCAACTTGAAGAAGAATTAACATTCGAAGAAGAAGGTGAAGAGGAAGAAGAAGAAGTTGAAACTGACAATGATTCAGAAGAATCTGAAGAGGAAGTGGAAGACGTAGAAGTAAAAGACATGGAGGTAGAAGACCTTAAAGACTTAATCCGCGATATCATCGCACAAGAAATGGGAGCTGAAGAAGCAGGTGAGGAATTACCTGGAGAAGAGCTACCAGCAGATGATATGGTAGGAGCAGAGGATGAAGAGGAAATCGACTTAGATGAGCTTTTAAGAGAAATTACAGAAATGTCTGACGAAAACAAAGACGAAGCTGTAGAAGAAGAAGTAGAAGAAGGCTATGGAGACAGAGCTGATGCTGCTGGAGGAGGTTTAGAAGTTATTGTAAAAGGACTACAAGACCTTGCTAAAAAAGCAGGACCAGCCGCTAAAAAAGCATATGCTGCTTTACAGGCTTTAGGAGCAGGTGCAGGCGATGCAATGCGTAACGAAGGAGATTATAATAATGAAGTAGAAGAAACTCCAGAAATGGAAGAAGCAATGTCTACTATCAATGAACTAAAATCTCAATTACAAGAAGTAAATCTTCTTAATGCTAAATTACTTTATGTAAATAAGGTATTTAAAGCAAACAATTTAACAGAATCTCAAAAAGTAAATGTTATCGCTGCATTCGATAAAGCTGAGACAGTTAAAGAGGTAAAATTAGTATTCGAAACTGTTGCTGATAATGTAGTTAGTAAAACTACAAAGAGCACTATTAAGGAAGCTAAATTAGGAATGGCATCAAAAGCTACAGGAGTTACTGCTAAAAAACCAGAAGTAATCTCAGAAGTAAGTGATGCTGTAAAAAGAATGCAAAAATTAGCAGGTATTATTAAATAATTTTAAAACAATCAAATTTAAACATGGAAATTAATCAATTATTAGAAGGATCAAACAACTTCAAAAGCTTACAAGCTGATGCAGCACGTTTATCATCTAAATGGGAACAATCTGGATTATTAGAAGGATATTCTAACGAAATCGAGAAAAACAACATGGCTATGATTCTTGAGAATCAAGCTAAACAAATTGTATCTGAGCAATCAAATACAGGAACAGGAGCAAGCTTCAACGCAGGTGGAGGTGAGCAGTGGGCAGGAGTAGCTTTACCATTAGTACGTAAGGTATTCGCTCAAATCGCAGCTAAAGACTTCGTATCAGTACAACCAATGAACTTACCTTCAGGGCTTGTATTTTACTTAGACTTTAAATACGGTACTGATTCAGCAGGATTTGCAGCAGGAGACAATATGTACGGAAACGTATCTACTGCTAACTCTAAAATCGCTGTAGATCAAGATGCAGAAGGTGGATTGTATGGAGCTGGTAGATTTGGTTATTCAATTAACTCAGCATCTATCGCAGTACAAGAAGCTGCAGGAACTGCTACATCAGCATCTATTGCATATGATAACGGTGTAAATCCAAGTGATTACTACACAATTACTAAAGATATGTCATCTGTAGAATTTGACGCAGAAGGTGTAAGAGCTTTCCGTATCTTATCTGCATCTGTTGATGTAACTATTCCTAAGTATACTACTGTATCCGGTGACAACGTAACATTCGTAGTTGCTAAATCATCTACATCAGTAGATACATCATTAACAGGATCTGTAGTTTACCACAAACAACCAGCTGATAACTCTAGAGGAGACTTTGAAGATACTGCAGGTAGTTTAAAAATTCCAGAAATCAATGTTGAGTTAGCTTCTGAAGCAATCGTTGCTAAGACAAGAAAATTAAAAGCTCAGTGGACTCCAGAGTTTGCTCAGGATTTAAATTCTTACCACTCTATTGATGCTGAAGCAGAATTAACTTCTTTATTATCAGAATACATCTCTATGGAGATTGATTTAGAGATCTTAGATATGTTAATTCAAGGTGCTCGTACTACTGAAAAGTGGTCAGCTCAAAACAACAGAGTATTTAACGGAACTGACTTCACTGATTCAACTTCTGATTTTTACAATACTCAAGGACAATGGTTCCAAACTTTAGGAACTAAAATCCAAAAAGTATCTAACAAGATTCACCAAAAGACCTTAAGAGGTGGTGCTAACTTCTTAGTATGTTCTCCAACAGTTGCAACAATCTTAGAATCAATTCCAGGATATGCTGCTAACACTGACGGTGACAAAATGGACTTTGCATTTGGTGTACAGAAAGTAGGTCAATTAAATGGACGTTACAAAGTATATAAGAATCCTTATATGAATGAAAACGTAATCTTAACAGGATACAGAGGATCTCAGTTCTTAGAAACTGGTGCAGTATATGCTCCTTATGTACCATTAATGATGACTCCATTAGTATACGATCCAAATACCTTTACACCAAGAAAAGGTATCATGACTCGTTATGCTAAGAAAATGATCAGACCAGAATTCTATGGTAAGATTTACGTTGCTGATTTAGCTACAGTATAATCGGAAATAGAATACTAATAAATTAATGAATTAAAATTCATTAAGGTGGGAAGAAAGAGGACTTAGGTCCTCTTTTTTTTTTGTTATAGACTTTACTTTTCGTATATTTATAAGTACAAACTAAAACGTTATTATATATGAGTTCAAACCATCATACAGATGATGTATTCACACAAAAAAGGAGACCAAAAAAACCTATTAAATTTAACGTACAGCTCAACGATGAGCAAAAAGAAGCAAAAGCAACTATTTTAGAAAATCCAATCACAGCCATAAGAGGAATGGCAGGATCAGGAAAAACACTTGTAGCAACACAAGTAGCTTTGGACATGCTATTTACAAAACAAGTTGATAAAATTATTATTACACGTCCAACCGTGTCTAAAGAAGATATAGGGTTCTTACCAGGAGATTTACAAGCAAAGATGGATCCTTGGTTAGCACCAATCTACCACAATCTATACATGCTATATAACGAAGAGAAAGTAAAGAAGGAACTTGAAAACGGCAATATAGAAATAGTACCGTTTGCATTTATGAGAGGACGTACCTTTGTTAACTCTTTTATAATAGTGGATGAGGCTCAAAACGTAACACACAATCAGATGGAAACAGTGATTGGCCGTTTAGGAAAATCATCTAAGATGGTAATATGCGGGGATATGGCTCAAATAGACTTGAAAGATAAGAGGGAGACAGGATTTTCTTTTCTATCTAGATTAGAGGAAAATGTACAAGGATTTAAGACTGTAGTACTAGAAAATAACCACAGACATGCAATAGTATCTCCAATACTTGAAGTATACTCAACCTTCAGAAATTAATTGCTATTTATAATAAAACAACAATAGATGGCTAATTTTACATACTTTATAAGAGAGAGAGTCAAGCTCAACGGTATAGAAAGAGGTACGAACGTAGAAAAGACTATAGAGGGTATAAATTATGCCGATACAAGAGTAATGTCTATACCTTCAGGTTCTTTAACTGAAATTATTAACTTAGATAGTCTACCAGGTGCTGGTACTTTTGTTTCAAGTAGTGTAAAGTATATTAGAATTAGCAATTTATCTACAGAATCTATTAATTTACAGATTTCTGGTTCATCTACCGAGATGAATTACCTAGTACAAGGAAACGGTACATTCATGCTTAACTCTGAATTTGTAAATGAAACATTTAGTGACTTTGAGTACGGAGATTTAAGATCAATTAAAGCATCTCCTGTAGATACATCGGCAACATTGAGTTATTTTATAGCAACAACATAATAAAATAGACTATGGCAGATATCGCAATTTGGGACGGGAATACCAACTTTGTAGCAGGAGAATCAACTCCTTTTGGATTCTATGATGATGATTTAACATTTCAAGAAGATGCTCCAAAGGTTGCAAGATATTGTGCAGAAAAGCTAGGTTGGCCAGTCTTAGACATAGAATTAAACGAAAGACAATTCTACACTGCTTTCGAAGAAGCAGTTACAGCTTACGGGAAAGAAGTAATAGAAGCTATAGCAGCAGAAACTATTTCTAGTCAAGTAGGAGGAGGAGCAAATAATGAAGTAGTAAATGCTACTATATTTAGGCCAAATCTTAAAAACGTAATAAGAGCGAGTTCACAATACGGTATGGAAGCCGGAGTAGGAGGACCAGTGGACCTAAAAAGTGCTATGATTGATTTAGTAGCAAATCAACAGGAATACGATGTTCAGTCCCTAATAGGAGATGGAGCAATAGAGGTAAGAAAGATATTCTATGAAGCACCTCCTGCTATCTTACGTTACTTTGATCCATATGCAGGAACAGGGACAGGAATACAGTCTCTAATGGATGCTTTTGATTTTGGTTCATATAGTCCAGGGGTTAACTTCTTATTAATGCCTGCTTCATATGATATTCTTAAAGTACAAGCAATTGAATTTAATGACCAGATAAGAAAATCTTCTTATAGTTTTGAAATCAATAATAATAAACTTAGAATATTTCCAGTACCTAAAAACGGAGGTAAGTTAAAGATACAGTATTACAGAGTAGAAGATAAAAACAGCCAATATTTTGATGATTCAGTTAATATTGAAGCAAGAGCAACAAGTGGAGGTTCTATAACAGGAACAGGAGGTTCTACATCTACTACAGGGGTAAGTACAAATATGTCAAACCTTAATGCACAGAATTTAGTCTATTCTGAAATAAATGCTATAGGTAGACAATGGATTTTTAAATACACAGCTGCAACTGCTAAAGAGATGTTAGCGTACGTAAGAGGAAAATACCAAACAGTACCAGTACCTGGTTCTGAAGTACAGATGAATGCAGCAGATTTATTAGCAGATGCTAGAGACGAAAAAGCATTTTTAGTTGAGGATTTAAAAGAAACTATGCAAACAGCTTCACTAACTAATCAATTAGAATTATCTGCTACACAAACTAAATTTATTAATGACGCAATGGCAGGTGTGCCAATGCATATATACGTAGGATAATGAAAATACTTAACATAATCTCAGAAATACAATTCGCTGTCTACCAGGGAATGGTTAGAATAGGTCATGCTGAGAGTATAACAGTACAGGATATAGGAGAAATGTTAAGAGCAATGCCAGGTGTATTAACAGTAGGTCAGGTATCTCATAACAGTGACAATAATACTGCTGTAATGAAAGTAAAATTACTTACTACTAAGCCACCTAGTGAGGCATTTAATTCATTTAAAAATACATCTATTCAAAGGATACCGGAAGTAAAAAGAATAGAAATTGCAGAGAAGACAATAGAAAAAAAGAAGTAGTATATGTTATTTGGGAGTAAAAAAGATTTTAATGTACTTACCCACATAGGTAGAGAACTACTTAAAGATATAGTAGAACAAGAAATAGGTTACTACAAACTATCTTTAGAAGACACTCAAGCAAACTTATATGGTGAAGCAACAGATAAAATATTTCTTGACCCAGTAAAATTAAATTGCTTGATAACTAGAGGGGATCAAATTATATCAGTAGATGAATTTGGACCAGATTTAGGTAGAGAAGCATCATTTGCAATGATAAGACAGGATCTAGTAGATGCAAATACAGTACCTGAAGTAGGAGATGTAGTTATGTGGCATGAAGATTATTACGAAGTAGATACAGTTAGAGAGAACCAATTATTTGTAGGTAGAGACAGTGGTTATAACTTAACTAACTACGGTTTTAAATTTGGATCTTCTGTATCGATCATAGTAGACTGTCACTTAACAAGAGCAGACAGAGTTGGAATAGCAAGAGTACGTTAATAAATGGCAAAAAAAACTAAAATAATACCTAAAAGACAATCTCAACTATCACAAGATAGTATTGAGACCTACAACAATGCCACCAAACAACCAACACCTAGTACATTAAAAAAGAATAGAGGTTATAATCGTTCGGTTAAGAATGATGATGTTAAGCAATTCAATATAGGTCTAAGAGATATTGATGAGACTATAGTTTACTATTTTAAGAACGTAATAAAACCATCAGTTGTACAGAATGGGAAAAGAATAACAGTACCGATACTATACGGTTCTCCAGAAAGATGGGCAGCAGTACAGAAAGACGGTAACTATCGAGATAAGAATGGTAAGATACAGACACCTCTTATCATGTTTAAAAGGAATTCTATAGAAAAAAATAGGAGTTTAGGTAATAAAATGGATGCTAACAATCCTAATAACTTTGCTATATTCCAAAAAAAGTATTCTAAGAAGAATGTATACGATAATTTCTCTAGATTAACAAATAGAGAACCAGTTAAAGAATTATACGGGGTAATTATACCTGATTACGTTAATATTACTTATTCTTGCATTATATTTACAGAATACGTAGAACAAATGAATAAATTGGTTGAATCTATAAATTTTGCATCGGATGCTTACTGGGGAGACCCGGAAAAGTTTAATTTCCGTGCTATGATAGACAATTATACAACAACAACAGAGGTAAATCAAGGGGAAGACAGGACAGTAAAGACTTCTTTCGAGATAAAGATGATGGGACACATAGTTCCCGACTCTATTAACACTTCTATTGCTAATATGAACAAGTTTTACTCTAAATCAGCAGTAAAATTTGGCTTGGAAGTAGCAGGAACAGAGGAAATACTACTAGGTAAGTCATCTTCACCGGTATCTTCTGCACCAAAAGGTAGGTTTTACGATGGAATTACAGGTAGAAGTGAGACTACAATCAATTATAGTGGTATGACTGATGCAGAAAGGAGTTATGTAGCCTTATCTACCTTAATAGATACTAACAACACACCATTTACAGTAAATACAGGAGATAACAGTATTACATTCCTAAATACAACTATAGTAACACCACCACCAAGCTTCCCACCACTAGGAATACAGGATTTCCAAGTATTTATTAACGGATTAATAGTGGAACCATCAGCAATTACATCTATCACACAAGTTGGTAGCGATATTTTAGTAGACTTTGGTACAGGATTAGAATATACTATATCGGATCAAATGGAGATCACAGTAGTAGGTAAATTTGAAGCATAATGGCACAGGTATTTTGGGAACAAATAAGAAATGAATTACCAGATATAGGAGAGTTCCTATCAGGTTCACTTAGTGTATCAGGTTCATTTAGTACATCAGGTTCAGTCTCCTTAGAATTAGATGGAATAGAGGATACTTTCAAGGTATCAGTAGAAGGAGAAGAAAAAATTAAAATTAATACAGAAGGAGTACTACAATTTACTTCTCAATCGATAGAACCAACAGCAATAGAGGGAGGAATTTACTACAACAGTAGCGATGGCTTCTATTTAGGTTTTAATAACTAAAAGATATTTATAACTAAACAAACTAAGAATAAAACATGGCAACTTGGAAAAAACTACTGGTCTCGGGATCGGACATATCACAGCTAAATAATGACAGTGCATATTTAGTATCTGGAGACTCAAACATACAACTATCAGGATCATTTAGCGGTTCTTTTGAAGGAGATGGTTCAGCATTAACAGGGTTAGTAACTAATTTAGATATCTCAGGCTCTACTGGGAACACATCCGTTGATTTACTTACCCAAGATTTCTCTATTTCTTCTGGTAACTCAATTAGTACAGAGGCAACAGATCAAACTATTACAGTTGCTGTTATAGATGGAGGTATCGGTACAACTCAATTAGCTGATGGTAATGTAACCAATATAAAATTACAGAATGATAGTATCCAAATTGGTACTACTGATATTGAATTAGGAGCAACAGGTTCTACAGTAGTAGATTTAACTCTAACAGGAGTTGTAGCATCTGGTTCATTTAGCGGTTCATTTGAAGGAGACGCATCAGGATTAACAGGTACAGGTGGATCAATTCTTTCTGGTGATGCTGCAGATAATCAAGTCGCTGTATTTAATTCTTCGAATACTATTGATGGTTACGCTAATTTTACATTCAATGACGGTAACAATACATTAACTGTAGACGGAACAGGTTCATTCACTTCAGATTTAACTGTAGGTGGTAACTTAATAGTTACAGGAGATACAATAAATGCTAATGTAACTAACCTAGACATAGAAGATAGATTCATACTTCTTAACTCAGGTTCTAATACAATAGGGGATTCAGGTATCGTATTCGGTGGATCTAACGGAACTGCACAACAAGGAGCGGCAGTTATATGGGATGCTAGTTATAATAGTAATGATGGACGTCTTGCTATTGTAAATGATATAGCATCTAATACTACAGGAGATCAAACTCCAAACTACCATGTAGCAGGTGTATATGAAGGAACAGAAGCAAATGCTGCAACAGCACAAGCAGATCACGTAGGTAACATAAGAGTTGAAAGCGGAGATATATTTATATACGTATAAATTAAAATTAACATAGTTACATTAAAATAGTTTATGGGATTAATAGATAAAGTAAAGCCTATTAGTAAAAAAGAGCAGGATTTAACAGAACAGGAATCTGAATTTATACTTGCTAAACTAAGAACAGCTACATACAAAGGAAATGAGTTTGAGATGTTCTATACAATTTTCCAAAAAATAGGTAGACATATAAAATCATTAAATAAGTAGAAAGTCCTTCGGGACTTTTTGCTATTTATAGATATATTTCATATAATAAAGAAATATTATAGGCCCGATAAGGGAAGTGGGCACTGCTTTCAGTGTTACCAACCATAATATAGAAGATATGCCAAACTGGAAAAAAGTAATAACTAGTGGATCTGATGCTAGCTTAAATTCACTTAATGTAGCCTCTGCTTTTACAGCAAGTGGAATAATATACCCTACATCAGACGGATTAAATAATCAATCTTTAATAACAGATGGAGCCGGAAATCTAACATTCGGTAACCCTAACCCTTATTCAGATAATACCGTTGTTTATGGTAAAAACCTTTCAGGTGGTACTATTGAAAAAGGTACTCCTTTATATTTTACAGGTAGTGGAACTGCTGGCAATGTAGTAGGAGTATTCCCAGCTGATGCAAGCAACCCTGCTAGAATGCCCGCAGGAGGTATTGCTGGAGGACAAATGTTAGATGAAGCTGAAGGTGTTGTTTTACTTGATGGTTTCATTAATGGTGTAGACACATCTGATTTTAATAGTGGAGATCTAGTGTATGTAGGTGTAGGTGGAGGATATACAAATGTAGTTCCTACGGGTTCATCCAATCTAATACAAGCATTAGGATATGTAGAGAAAGTAAGTGACACAAATGGTTCAGGTGTAATCAAAGGTCCTGGCGTTTCTCGTTCAGTTCCAAATCTACCAGAAGGTAGGTTATTTGTAGGTACATCCACTAATACATCACTTACCTCAGATGTTATCTTTATAGATGACGCTAACGATAGAGTTGGTATTGGGACAGATAACCCAACAGAAACTCTTGACGTAAGAGGTAGCTTAAAAATAGGTAAAGACGGTGTATCTCCTTATTTAACTTTTGACGAAGTACCTGACAGTAGTCCGGGTAGTGAGTTTTATTTAACGCATGACATCTCAGGTAATATATTAAAGTTTACAGATGACAATAGCAATGATTTTATTGCTATGGATAGGGACACAGGTAAGGTAGGTATCGGAACGACTAGTCCAAGCGAGAAACTAGAAGTAGATGGTAACGTACAAATAGGTAGCACAACGGATGCTAAACTTTATATGGTTTCTACAGGTGGTAATGGAAACAACGAAAGGTTTTTTATTGAGGGGTATGCTGATGGAGGAACTTATGGAGGTGGTTTTAAGTTATCAACTAGAGATGATGTTAATGTATTTAATACTGCTGTAACTGTTAATAGAAACGGTAACGTTGGTATCGGAGAGACTAATCCTACCGCTCCTTTAGACGTGTCTGGAGTTAGATTAGGTAGAGATTTTAGTATAGCGGGTAGAGGTACGGTTAGGATTGATGCAAATGGGTTGGATAAACCTTCAGACGTATTATTCGGTCATACATCGGCGGCAAACGAAAGTGGTTGGTCTGGTGTATATTGGTCTTTAAGCTCTAGAGGTACGGAAGATAATGGTAAATTTCAGTTATGGAGAGGTTCTGGACATGCAGCTCCTTATAACTCTGAACTGAGAGTACTTACTGCATTACCTAATGGTAATATTGGTATTGGAGCTACTGATCCTGTTGAGAAACTCACTGTCTCAGGAAATATATCAGCAACAGGTACTATAACCGGTAGTAATTTATCAGGTACAAACACAGGTGATCAAGATTTAAGTGGGTACTTACCACTAGCTGGTGGTACAATGACTGGTAGGTTAATTATAGATACTGACGTGTCTGGTGATGGAGGATGGGATGACGCTGGGATTTTATTAAGAAATGATGGAAGTCCTACCGGAGAAGTTTCTATAGCTTTTGATAACACAGGAACAGGTGATAATTACTGGATACAGGGTTTAAACCAATCAGAAATACTGAAATGGGCTTATGGAACTGCGTTTACAGACGGTAATCAAAAAATGCAACTTACTTCTACAGGTAATTTAACTGTAACAGGTACTATAAACGCTTCAAACTTCTCAGGTACATCTTCAGGAACAAATACAGGTGATCAGGATTTAAGCGGGTATTTATTAAATACAACTATTGCAACCAATACCGCATTAGGTTTAATTAAGTTATTTAATAACACCGACCAAACAGTAGCCGCTAACGCAGTTACAACAACAGCAAATAGAACTTATGGGATACAATTAAACTCTTCTAACCAAGCGGTTGTAAACGTGCCTTGGACTAATACTTGGAGAGCTAATACATCTGATTCAGATGGTTATGTTACTCAAGGATCAGGGCAGGCAAATAAAGTGTGGAAGACTGATGCAACAGGTAATCCAGCGTGGAGAACTGATGCAAATACAACATACACAGCAGGTACAGGTATAAACTTAGATTCAGGGGCTTTCAGATTACAAGGAGGTGAAATACCTGGAGGTGTAGATTTAAATACATATAGAACTACAGGTATATTTTGTCAAAACGCCAATGCTGATGCAGCTAACGGTAGTAATTATCCAACAGATTCAGCTGGTATTTTAGAAGTATACAACGATGATTACGGCAACGGTTTATTTACAGTGCAAAGATATAGTAAATACAACTCTATAAATGTATACCAAAGACAATACTATAATGGAACTTGGTATTCTTGGAGAGATTTAACACAGGATACAAATACTGTTCCAACTGACTACTACACGGAAACAGAATCTGATAGTAGATTTGTAAATGTTACTGGTGATACAATGACTGGTGTATTAACAATAAATAACACAAACGATAATCAATTACTTCTAACATCTCCATCGTCATGGACAGGTATAGGATTTAATGATTCTGCAGCAGCAGCAACAGATTACATATGGCATAATGGAACTCACCAAACTTTCGCAATAGGTGGTGGAGGATCTAACGTCTCGGGTAAAAAATTACACGTACACGGTGGAATGACAATTGGATCAGGGTATGCTGCATCTTCTGTAGGTAGTAATGGATTAAACGTACAAGGATCAATCAGTTCAACAAAAGCCACAATTGGTTCTTCACACACAAATACAGGTACTTTATCTACCATAGCCGGTGGTATTGCAAATATTAACACTAATACTTCAAAGTATAGTTTTATAGGTGGAGGTAGAGGTAATACATCATCCAGTAAGTATTCAGTTATTAGTGGTGGTTGTGGAAATACAGCATCAAAAGAAAATTCAACTATTAGTGGTGGTCGTAACAATACAGCATCAGGTAATAGTTCAACCATAGGTGGTGGTAAAGATAATACAGCATCAAGTTTTTATTCAACTATAAGCGGTGGTTGCAACAATACAGTATCAAGTGCTTGTTCTACCATAGGTGGTGGTACATCTAATATAGCATACGGTTGTAGATCAACCATAGGTGGTGGTAAAGATAATACAGCATATAGTTCAACCATAGGTGGTGGACAAAGTAACCAAGCATCAAAAAGAGATTCAACTATTAGTGGTGGTTGCAACAATACAGCATCAGGTAATAGTTCAACCATAGGTGGTGGAGAAAGTAACATAGCATCAGGTTTTTGTTCAACCATAGGTGGTGGAGAAAGTAACATAGCATCAGGTTTTTGTTCAACCATAGGTGGTGGACAAAGTAACCAAGCATCAGAAAGAAATTCAACTATTAGTGGTGGTCGTAACAATACAGCATCATGTTTTCATTCAACCGTAAGCGGTGGTTGT